AAATAATAAATAATAAAACTTTCAAGCAATTTAATTATGAAAAATCAAATTAACAAAGTGGATGTAGAAAAAGCAGTAGCAAACAGCAAAGCAAATAGTTTAATAGCTTTAGACGTTTTAAAATCAGTCAAAGAAAAAAATCAAGGACTTTTTAAAACAGCTTTAGGGACAAAAACAGAAATTTATAAAAAAGAATTGTTTTTGGGAGCAAACGAAAAGCAAATAAAATCTTTGAGAAAAAAGTTCAGAAATGTTACTTTTAATTTTCTTTCTACGATTGCAACGAATGCAGATAAAAAACTAATTGACGGCTTTATAGAATTTTATAAACAAGTCTATGTTATAAATGATTTTTCTTTTTCTTCAATTGCAAGCGAAAACACAAAAGAAGAAAAGAAAGAGATATTAATAAAAGGGCTTGAGATTGTAAAAAAATCAATCAAATAAAGTATTAATCAGATAGGGAGTAAATAACTCCCTATCACAAAAATAAAATTATGATATTGTTATATGTATTTCTTTCTTTTATAATTTTGCTTTTCGTTTTTCTTTATATAATTACTTTGTTTTTAAATTGGAATAATTTTGTAATTAGTGGAGTAGACGAAGACGAAAATTTAGAGAATGTTTATTATATTATTATTGATAAAGAATTTTGCAAAGAAACAAATAGAAAAGGTTTAGATATTAATGTTTATACTTTTATTCTCTTTTGTTTCCAAAATACAGAAATTTGCAGAACTAAAATAATTAGATTACTCTCTAAACAGTTTGTAATTAAAGACTAAAAGAAAGCAAAGGGACATTCAAATAAATGTTTGTCCCTTACTTTTTATTTTCAAATGTTAAATTTAACGTAACCGTACTCCCCATTTACTACCACAACTTTCGAAGCCCTCACATTAAGGGGTACCTTGAAGGCAAATACACATTTTTAGTACCACAACTTTTGAGCTCCTCGTATTAAGGGCATGCCCAGACACCACAACCACACATGCTCACACAAAGAAGCCAGAGAATAAAATACCTCCCTCTCTTCTCTGGTAAATTACAATATCAAAGTTCTTTCTATAAACCAAAAAACTTTATAAAATATGGAAGAAAAAACATTATTCAAACTAGCACGTGCAATTACAGATACAGGTACAGATACTGTATCTTCAGAGGGTGGTACTATAACCTACCGTATCACTTCCCTCAAAAGGAAACTGGTAAATGGCAAAGTAGTTTCAACCTCTACGCCCTCTTGTACTTTGGGCTCAGCCTCCGTAAGTTGGGCTACTTGGGGAGGAGTTACCGTTGGAGATGGTTACTTAGATGTAAAAATTAACTATTCAAAAAATACTGGGTCCTCAAGGTCTACTACTCTGACATTTACCCAAAATGAGTCTAATAACAAAATCAATCTCACAGTAACTCAAGAGGTTGGTGTAACCTATACTGGATACATAAAAATGGTTTCAGGCTCTACGACTTTAGATGGTTTTAAAGGTAATACTGCTCAAATCATTGTGATGGCATATTTAAAGGGTAGTGATGGGTCTAAAAAGCCAGAAACTCCCAATGTGGGTAGTGCTCCCGATTGGTGCGCAGTATCCGTTGCCCCAATGGGTACTCTTGAGAACCATTACAGGTTATCCCTGACCACTTTATTGAGTAATCAAACTGGAGCTAACCGTTCAGGGCATCTCTTCTTAACCTGTGGGGATGCTAACCTTAGTATACCAGTAACTCAGAAGCCACTATGGGCAACATTCACTCTCTCTGGATTGCCCACAGGTACAGGCTACTATCTCTTTGGCAAGGGAGCTAGGCCACAGAATACATCATCTTCAGATCAGGTGTATATACAGGGTCTCTCAGCAACTGGTACTACTACTATGAAGATTCCATTCTATGCCAATGACTCAGAACCTGGTACTCGAATAGAATGTACTATTGGAGATAAAGTAGCTGTATATACTAAATCAGGTGCTACCTGGATATTAGAGGGGTCATTTATAGTACCAAGTGCAGGAGGAACAGTATCAATCTAAAAACATTATACATTATGGAAAAAGTTCTTAAATTAGGGGGGGGGGATCCCCCCCAAGATATACCTATTACCCTGGATTGGGTTCCTATACTCTTACAAAAATTTCAACTCCTTCTGCTAGCAGTGATACTCCTATACTCTCCAGTAGGTTTAACCCCACTAAAAAATATCCATTAGATTTGAACTTTTATTGGGGAGCTCCAACTTAATACAGGTATTAAGATAATATCCCAATTATAAAAGCAATTACCCAGAATATAATGGATAGTGTATATGCAACAGAATATCTATGCCAGGGATACCAGCAGGTAATATAAGAATCTACTTTTAGTATTTCTGGATGTTCTTCCTCGTATTTTTTATCCTCTTCTCTAGAACTGTATTTATGAAATACATAGAAAGGTAAGAATACGAGGAAGATTATTAGAGCAACTGGGAACAAGAGTAGGAGAAGAATCTCCCACCCTTGCATTGATGACCCAGCATAATTACCATCTCTGTCAAAAAAGTATCTCATAGTAATTTGTATTTTATGTATCTGATTAATAGATAAATCGGGAATAGAGGTAATACTATCCATACCGATATGAATAGAATAAGAGAGTGTATTTTGTGAGTATAGGGTAAATAATCCAAGCAAGCCCTTACAAAAAATACCGTGAATGGCAAACATACCAAATAAATTATTGCTAATACAGTAGTCATTGTTCTTTGAGGTATTTGTTAATAATCTTGGTAAGTTTCTTATCAAATTCAATCATCATATCGAAAGCTTTCGAATCTTTCATACTTCTCATCTCCTTATCAAGTAATTCTATGTTTCTCTTAATTGAGAAATAAGCCTTATATGCAAGGAATACTCTTTCATTTTCTTCGGTAAGCGGACGAACTTCTCCCTTTTGCCCATCCAATCTTGGGTATGTATCATCAGGACCCAAGGTTCTTGCAACTTTTACTCGGTTACTGAGCATTGCGAATCCACCTTTTTTATCAATAGATTCCACTGTAACTTTCTCAATGATGGGTCTTCCAGATAATGTGAAGAGAACCTCATCCCCCTCTTTAAGCTTTTTGATTTCTTTCTTTTCTTTTTTCATATCTTTATTTATTTAAGAATTTTTCTTTATGCAAATATACGAAATTATTTCTTATTTATTGCATTATCAATCATATTTTTAATAAATTCATAGGCATTGCCTCGGTAATCTTCTAGCATTTTGTATTCCTGTGGAGATAGAATTACTCCGTTTACTTTAAAAAGCTTTCTTAGATGTTCTGGTATAGTGCCTTGGTGAGTGATGTTATTATAACGGATAATGAAAAGCTTCTCTCGATCTTCATCAATAACTCCCAGAGTGTTTACTGGTTGGAGTTTAGTTTGGTAAATACCACCAAAAGCCGAGGGCACCATTAAAATATTTCCGGGAATTTTAGTTACCCAGTGAGAATAATCTGGAGTAATTACCGCAATTTTACCCTCTTTCTCAAGCTCTTTATCATAATCTAATCGATTAAACCAAAAAGCACACTGAAAACATAAATCTTGGGCTTTCATAAGCTTTGGGATTTCTCTATTTTTATCGAAATCCTCTAAATTAATGGGTTTGCCACATATTCGGCACCGATTTGTCTTATTCATATTGCATTATTTATAAGTTATATATGATAATAGAACCTCGAAACATCCTAAAAATGGGTTATAAGCAATACTTTTGTTACTAAAATTGAACCATTAAAACTGATAAGTTATGGATAAACTAACAAATGAAATGATTAAAGACCTTGCTATTCGCTTAGGTTTAGAACCTGCCCTATTGAAAGCTGTCCAATTGGTGGAAGCTGCCGGTAGAGACGGGTTTTTAGCTGACGGTAGGCCTCAAATTCTCTTTGAGGGTCACATTATGTACAAAGAAGTACATAAGAAATTCCCTGACAGAGATTTAGCTTACCTTTGTAAGAGATATTCTACGATTTTCTTCCCTAAATGGGATAAATCGAAGTATTTGGGAGGTGTACACGAGTATAAGAGACTCGAATTAGCCAAAGAAATTGATGAGGAATGTGCATTGAAGTCTGCCAGTTGGGGTATGTTCCAAATTATGGGCTTCAATCACCGCCTTTGTGGATGTAAAGATGTCTTCGAATTTGTTCACAAGATGTCTGAATCTCATGAGAAACAATTGGAACTCATGTATTATTTCATGAATAACTCTGGTTGTTTGAAAGAACTCAAAGCAAAAGACTGGGCTGGCTTTGCCAGAAAGTATAATGGTCCTGGGTATGCCCAGAATGCCTATGACCAAAAGTTAAGAAATGCTTACGAAAATTTCAAAGATAAGTTATGAAAAGATGTCATTTTAACAGCTGGGTAGCAAAATTGCTTTTGTTCCCAACTTACAGAGCAATTACTGTGTTGTATAATTCTTTCTTTAAGAAAGATGAAGAGGATTACTCCATGGATGATATAAACCATGAGTGTATTCATCAAGTACAACAAATGGAATGCAGTGTTATTGGATTAGTACTGGGATTAGTATTATGTGGATTATTTGACCTCTCGCTTTGGTGGGTATTAATCCTGGGTCTTGGATTCTTCTATATCTGGTACGGTATAGAGTACCTTATTATCCTATGCTTCGCTAAATGGGATAAACAGAACGAGAGGTATCATGATGTGAGTTTTGAAGAGGAAGCCCATAATAATGATGGAGACTGGGATTACTTGGAAGATCGTAAACCCTTTGCTTGGATTAAGTATATCAAATTGAGAAGTTACAAGAAGTAAATATGAATGTATTGGGAATTGCAGCAGGGCAGGGAGCTCTGCTGTTCCCTTTCAGAAAACATCTGTTAGGGAATATAGAACCTCGGACCGTATTCCATACTCCTTGCGAGAGGCAATGGAAATTGAATTTTGGAGAAATACCTTTCTATAAAGGTTTCTGTCTGCAAGAGTTTGATAAGAAAGTAGACATTATTATATCATCCCCGGATTGTGGCGCATCCTCAGTAATGAGGTTATCTAAAGTAAAAGAATTAGGTAATCCCAAAGATAACCGTAGTCTTAATCTAGTAATTGCATCAATACTCGAGTATAAACCCAAGATATTTCTTATAGAAAATCTACCAAGACTGCTAACCTTGCTTCCCAAGGATTTCTTTGAGGAAACCTTCAAAGACTATAAATTAGTTTTTCACGAAAGGTCAGTTTTAGACTACGGAAACTCCCAGGAGTCAAGGAAGCGTTTAGTTATCATTGGAGTACATAAAAAGACCGGTAAGAAATACTTGAATGCTTTTAATGAAGTATTTCAAGTAAAAAACCCAACAATTACTAGAAATCTACTTAAACCCCTCACGTTTTCTTCAGAAGATGATACCAATCAAATCCCTTGGATTAGTAAAACTCTGGCAATGTATGATTATCGAAAATTGCCTGAGAAAAAGAATCTAACTGTAGCAAAGATACATCGACTTTGGGTTAGAGATTTCAAAGATGAAAAGAAATGGCCTATCAAAACTGCTAAGATGAGTACTCTCCCAGGAGTATATCGATTGGAAGATGATAAACCTCCTTTAACACTCAGACCATCTGATAGGCAATTCAGACCTGATGGTTATCCTTTGGGAATAAAGGATTTCAAGGCAATTATGGGATTCCCTGAAAATTACCGAGTATTTATTCGGGGATTTGCAACTTGGGATTCTAAGACTTATCACTACTGGTTAAATAAAGCTAGGTATACCTTGAGCAAAGGGTCGGTATGTGAAATAGGATTATGGTTTAAGGAATGCCTTAATTTCAAGTGAATCCCCCCTATATAATCTAATAGGCTTTTAAAGGGTATTGGAATAAGGAATATTGG